TGTCCTTCTTTCACCCAAAAAAGGACAAAACGGACATCACCGAACCGGTTCGGACTCGATCTTGACGGAATCGGTTTCGCATGAGTAGCGATCGGGAGCAATCGGAATCAGGGGGTGTGATACTCGGCAACTCTGTGCCAAGAATCCACTCAAAGCTCAAAGAATTGCCTTCAAAGGGTCAAGAGCTGATCGATTTCAGCGCTTCGGTTGGTCTAGAGCTCATGGATTGGCAAAAGTGGCTGGCAATCGAGGCACATAAAGTCAAGAGCGATGGCAGATGGGCGCACCCGCTGATCTGTGCGGTGGTGGCAAGACAAAACGGCAAGAGCACACTCATGATCTCGCGCATTCTTGCCGGGCTCTTCCTGTGGAATGATCCGCTTCAGATTGGATCAGCGCACCGACTCACGACATCACTTGAAACATTCCGGCACATCGTCAATCTGATTGAAAGCAACGATTCGTTATCTTCGAAGGTCAAGAAGATCAGGTGGGCTCATGGATCGGAAGAAATCGAAACGATTCACCGAACCCGCTACATGGTCAAAGCTTCGAACAGCGCCGCGCGTGGAATTAGCAAGCCCGAAACGGTCTTTATGGACGAGCTCCGCGAGCTGAAGGATTCCGAAGCTTGGGCATCGATGCGATACACCATGATAAGCGCTACAAATCCACAGCTCTGGGCGTTATCGAATGCCGGAGATCAGCATTCAAAAATTTTGAACCAATTACGCGAGCGCGGGCTTGCGGCGGCAGGTGGTGGCGATGATGACATTGGCTACTTCGAATGGAGCGCCAAGACCGATGAGATTGACAATGTTGAGAATTGGAAGGCGGCGAATCCTTCGCTCGGTCGCACGATACACATCGACAACATCAAGAGCTCAATCAATGATGATCCTTCGGTGTTCAGAACCGAAGTTCTTTGTCGTTGGGTTGATAGCATAAATCCCGCAATCCCGCCGCAAGAATGGGCAGATTGCGAAGACACATCGTTGAAGCTGGACGACATGGCAACGACCTGGCTTGGGCTTGATCTCTCGCCTGATCGAAGACACGGTGCGCTGGTTGCGGCGCAAAGAATTGACGGGGAAGCATTCTTCGTTCAGCTTCTTCACACTTGGCACAACCCGATTTCACTTGACGACAAACAGATTGCCAATGAAGTCGCGCCTTATGCTCGAAGATTCCAAAATCTCGAAGCGCTCGCTTATTCAAAGCGCACAAGCTTGGCAGTTGCCATGCGATTATCTCCGGCGGGCATTCCGGTCATTGACATCGATGGCGCTGATTATGGAATGGCGTGTGATCAGCTTCTTGGCGCTGTGGTGTCAAAGCGCCTTCGTCACAAAGGTCAGGTCGAGCTCACAAAGCAAGTGCTGTCAGCTTCGAAATTGCCTTACGGTGACGGCGCTTGGATCATTGGAAGACGAGCGAGCAAAGTCGCTGTGTGCGCTACGGTCGCCGCGGCTCTTGTCACTCACTTTGCGACACGCCCAAGCACGGAGATTGACATCTTGGTTGGTTAGCTACTACAAGAAGGGGACAATTCGGACATGAAATTGCGCGATCTAATTCTTGGTGCGCCTTCGATACCGAAGCCGACCGTGGAAGCGGCATCGGCTTATCTTCCGCTCAATGAAACAAACATCTTCGCGGGAATGTTTAGCACTCAAACAACCGCGACCCGCGATGAAGCGATGGCGATCCCTACAATCGCAAGAGCTCGCAACATAATCTGTTCAACAATCGCAAGCACACCGATTGATGTGTGGCAAAAAAGCACAATGGAGCGCATCGATCCGCCGCGCGTAATCAATCAACCTGACACAAGAGTGCCGGGCTCAAATGTGTGGAGCTGGCTCGCTGAAGACATTCTCTTCTTTGGTTTTGGTTATCTTCGTGTCACCGATCGTTATGCTGAAGACGGTCGCGTTCGAGCCGCTGAAAGAGTTGCGCCTGAGCGCGTGACAGTTGAAACGAATTCGCTCTCTTATGAGATCACCGGTTATCTTGTCGATGGTTTCAAAGTTAGAAACGAAGACATCAAAGTGTTCATGGGAATGGACGAAGGCTTGCTCAATCGAGCTGGTCAGACTTTGAAAGCTGGCGCTTGGTTAGAGAAAGTCGCTTTGACTTATGCTCGCGAACCTGCTCCGCTGACAGTTTTGAAGACAACCGGCACAGCTATGCCGGGAGATCGCATTCGTTCTGTTCTCGATGCTTGGAGCAAAGCTCGCAAAGAAAGATCGACCGCGTTTTTGAATGCTGATGTGTCAATTGAGAAGCTAGGTTTCAACCCTTCCGAAATTCAGCTCAACGAAGCCCGGCAATACATCGCGCTGGAGCTCGCGCGCGCAATCGGACTTCCGGCGTGGTTCGTTTCAGGTGATCCACAAAGCAACACCTATTCAAACGCAATCAATCAGCGCCGCGATCTTATCGATTACAGCTTGAAGCCACTCATGACCGTCATCGAACAGCGATTGAGCATGAGCGACTTCTTACCTTCCGGACAATTCGCTCGCTATAACTTCACAGAATTCTTGCGCGGCAATCCGCTAGAGCGCGCGCAGGTGTATCAGATACTAAGCGGAATCGGAGCAATCACAGCCGAAGAGATTCGGCAGGAAGAAGACATGATCCCATGAAGATCACAATGCCAATCAAGATCACGGCGGCAGATAGTGAGTCGCGCACGATCTCGGGTCGCATCGTCACATTCGATGAGCCCGCTAATACAAGCGCGGGTCGGACAATCTTCGCCAAAGGTTCTGTCAAACCTGCCAATGTAAAGCTCAATCTTGAACATGATCGCACACGCCCAATCGGTCGCACACTTTCAATGACCGAATCCGAAGACGGCTCTGGAATCGATGCGGTCTTCAAAATTGCGAACACAAGCGCGGGCTCTGATGCGATTGAAGAAGCTTTGTCCGGGTTGCGTGACGGATTCAGCGTTGGAGTGAATGTCAGCGAATACGATTCCGAAGATGGTGCGATGGTGATCAAAGCTAGTGATCTCGTTGAGGTCAGCCTTGTCACCGAACCCGCTGTGAGATCAGCGAGAGTCAGCGATGTCGCCGCAAGCGAAGGGGAAGATGAAGAAGATTCCGAAGATGATGAGTCTGAGGAAGAAACAACCTACAACAAAGGAGAAACCCAAGTGGAGAATCAAACCGTGGAAGCTCCGACCGTGACCGAAACGGTTGAAGCTTCACAAAAGGTCGAGGCATCCGCCCGCCCTGCTTTCTATACAGCGCCGCGACTCGATCTGTCGCCACGCAATTATCTAGAGCAATCCGTTCGCGCCGCTATGGGCGATGACGATGCTCGTCAATTCGTCAAAGCCGCAGACACCACCGTGAATAACCCGGCTTTCAATCCAACCCGACAGCTTACAGAGGTCATCAATCCTCTTGGAACGCTCAATCGCGGTGTTATTGATGCGCTATCAAAGTCAGCGCTTCCTGATGCGGGAATGACCTTCGAAATTCCGAAGATTACACAGCTTCCATCTGTCACGGAAGAAGCTGAAGGCGGAACGGTTGCCGATGTAAATCTTAATTCGGCATTCGTTTCTGTATCTGTGAAGAAATTCTCAGGCGCTCAAACAGCAAGCGTGGAGATCATCGACCGATCATCGCCTGTCTTTTGGGATGAGGTTCTACGCAATCTCGAATACGCCTACGCAAAGGCCACCGATGAATACGCCAATGATGTTGTTGTTGCTAATGCGACAGCTTCTTCAACATTCGCAAACAGCGCGACCGGTCTTCTTGGTTTCGTTAGCGAGTCAGCCGCGAACATCTACAAGGCAACAAAAGGATTCGCTCGCAATCTAATCGTCAGCCCTGATCAATGGGGCAACATCATGGGCTACAACGATGCGGGTCGCCCAATCTATAACGCAGTAGCTCCAATGAATGCGGGCGGCGTTGTATCACCACAGAGCTTGACCGGCGTAGTCGCTGGAATGAATCTCTTTGTCGATGCTTACAAGAGCGGCACAGATGACAACACGATGCTCATCGTCAATCCTGATTCCTACACATGGTATGAATCACCACGCCTTCGCCTTCAGGCAAATGTGACAGCGACCGGCGAAATCAGCATGATCTATTACGGTTATGCGGCTCTCGCTGTGAAAGTGGCGGGCGGCGCTCGTAAGTTCAACCTAACCTGATAATCATCGGCTGATTCGCTCCTGAGTCAGCCGAGCCGAACCCTAGAAAGGATCAGAGCTCATGCCTTCAATCATCACAGCTACACAGTTGCGAAATGTGCTTGGCGTGAGCTCTGCCCTTTATGATGATGCTTACTTGAATCAGATCATTGATTCTGCGGAAGGAATCATCCTTCCGATGCTTGTCGCTAACACTTCCGGCGTGACTTATGTTCAGCGTAAAGATGATGTCGCTTACTATTACACAATTAGACCGCATGGCTTTGTCACCGGCAATTCTGTGATTGTGACAAGCGTTCCATCACCATTCGCCGCGACCGTCACGGTGACCGACAAATCAATTCATGATCCGTATTTATTCACGGCGGCTTCAGTAGGCGCAGACATCGATCTGAAGCCCGTGATTCCTAGCGGAGTAGCCACCCTTTCGGGCTATTCGGCGGCAGAGCTCTACGCGAACACGCCCGCAGTTGAAAGCGCGGTCTATGTAGTATCGACCGAAATCTTTCAATCGCGGCTCTCTATTGGGGGTCAATTAGAGGGAGTCG